TCGACGACCCCGGTCGGAACTTCGAATACAAGAAGAAGTGGACGTCCTTCATCCGGCGGTTCGCCCCTCAGGGGATGGCGACGACGATCGGCATTACGATCAACTTCCGAGCGATGCGTCACGTCCTGGAACTCCGGACGGCCGAGGGTGCTGAGGTGGAGATCCGTTACGTTTTCGACAAGATCGCCTGGATCGCGGCCGAGAAGTGGCCCGCGCTGCTCCAGGACTTCGGCAAGAACGACAAAGGCGAGTGGGTTCCCAAGCATTCGAAGATCTAAAGGGAGAAGGAAGATGGCGAGAAAATCAAACGGTATTTTCTGGAGGTGTCGGAAGTGTTCTGCGAAATATCTGCCGGAGCTCCGGAGCGAACACTACAAGAAGTGTCCGGGGCGGCATCCTGAATTACTCAGTCGCAAGACTTCAGCCCCGAAGGTCGGCTCGGATGGAAGCGCCGACTCGGTGCACTACGGAGGTGCCGACAATCCGCACGAGACGATCAAGTGTCTGAAGGCCTGGGGTCTCGAGAAGGATGCGTTCTGCTGGACTGCAGGGAAGTACATCTCGCGCGCCGGGAAGAAGGAAGGCGCGACGCTGCTCCGCGACCTGGAGAAAGCCAATTTCTACCTCGGCAAGAGGATCGAACGGCTGAAGGAGGAGCTCAATGCCAAAACCTGACGACAAGGTTGCCGAGGTCGGCGAGTTTACGATCTTCCGGAAGACCGAGGAGCCGTACTACGAGATCGTCGGACCGGCCGTTCCGAATTCGCCGCTGTCGTACACCATGATCCGGACGACGCTCAAGACGATCGACAAGATCCGGGCGGAGATCGTTCGGGACACGCGGCGTTCGAAGTAACCGTGTACACGAGGACTTGATGAACACCTTTCTTGTCGTGACCTTCGCGTGGAGCCTAGTCGCCGCGGCTGCATCGATCTGGTACCACTTCCTGCGGTGCGTTCACGCCTGGGAGCTCGTCGACAAAACTGAGCTTCCAAGTAAGCTTGAGGTAATACGGAAGTTCTGGCCTCCAAAGACGATGGGCGGTGACGAGCTTATGACGGCTGCGAAAGTCTGCGCGACGATTGTCGTCCGCTGCCCTAAGTGTGGTGGATGCAAGATCATCAAGATGTCGAACGACTAATGACGATCGAGAAGAAAAAGAAGACACACCAGGAGTATCTCGCGATCGCGCGAGTGCTTGGGAAGCACATTGCTGCTGAGATGATCGTTGAGCCAATCGGCCGAGCAGCGGCGATGGCAACTCACTTCCTGCTCGATAGGCCGATCTGCCCGATGTGCCTAGAGCTGCAGGCGGAGCGCGTAAAAGAGGAGCGGCCGAAGTGAGCTATCCTGTCTCCGTCGTGATCCCGACGATCGATTCGCGTCGTGACTTCCTCTTCAACCGGTGCCTTCCGTCCGTGCAGCTCGCGGATCCGGCGCAGCTCATCGTGATCTTCGGTAAAGGAAACGGCAACGAGAAGAGGAACGCCGGAGCACGCGCGGCGACTCAACCGTATCTGCTTTTCGTTGACGACGATTCTGAGATCAGCTCGGAGATCCTGAAGAATATGGTCTGGGCGCTCGAAGCCCACCAGGAGGCGTCGATCGCATACTCTGGATATCGGACGATCCAGGAAGCTGACCACTCGAAGTACAGTCGGGACACATACCCTGGAAAGTGGAGTCCAGATAGACTTCGCCGCGAGAACTACATCGATACGACCAGCCTGATTCGCCGGTCGACGTTCCCAGGGTTCGATCCGGAGATCCTGAGGTTCCAGGATTGGGACCTCTGGTTGACAATGTCGGCGCGCGGCGCCCGCGGCGTGTACCTCTCGAAGACGCTGTTCGACAAGTACGTCATTGACGAGAACGTCAGCGCGAAAGTTCCCGAGAAGGAGGCGCGTGAGGCCATCGTTCGGAAGCACAATCTATGAAGATCCTCTACATCCTGGCGCACTTCCCTCAGAACTCAGAGTCGTACGTTGACGCTGAGATGTTATATGTTCTGCAGGATCCCGCCATTCAAGTTGAGGTATGGTCGCCGGTTCGCGGCTATGGAGATGAGCCGAAAGTCAGGGTTCATCGTGGCTCACTCCAGAGCGCGATCCTAAGCTTCCTTCCGGATGTTATCCACATCCATCATCTGACGACGGCCTCCCACTTCGCAGATCAGTGTCCACGCGATCGCGTGACGATCCGAGCGCACTCCTTCGACTGGAACAAAAACCTTGTCGAAAAGATGTTGAAGCATCGGGCTGTACGGAAGATCTTCGCCTTTCCACATCTTGCGAGACAGGTCCCTGGGGTCGAGCCGATGCCGGTTGCGTACGATCCGAAGCTCTACTATCGCGACGACGACAAGAACAGACGTTCGGTCGTCCGTGTCTGCGCGGGCCTGCCGACGAAGCGGCTTCAGGACTTCGTCATCGTTGGCAACCAGCTCGGCGATGACGCTGACTTCACGCTGGCGATGAACATGGCGAACGGGAATGAGTCGGTCGTCGACCAGATGTCCGACGTCAACAAGTCGCTCCGAGGGAAGGTTCAGATCGTGACCAATCTATCTAGGGCCGATGTCGCGACACTCGTCCGGAAGGCCGCGGTGTACATGTCGACCTACAGCTCCACGGCACACCCCTTTGGGATGCCGATTTCAATGGCTGAGGCGATGGCGTCCGGCGCCGTCGTACTCGCCCGATCCGGCGACCCGTCCGTCTCGGAGTACATGGGACAGGCACGCCTTCTCTACTCGACACTTGAAGAGGCGGAGGCGATTGTCAGAGCCGCGCTCCGCTTCACGGACGAAGAGCGTCGGCTTGCAGCCAGAGACGCCTGCGCGAACGCGGAGCGCTTCCGTTCCGACGTCGTTCTGCCGAAGCTGGTCGAGGAGTGGAACCGGATTTGCCGCGATCACTTATAAGGGTAGGGGAGGGGCCGCGGCCGGAACCGCCGGACGCAACCCCTCCCCATGCGGGACGGGGTGGGTAGTTAACGGAATTATAGCACGGAGGATGCGATGCTGACGGAGCTGGTGAAACAGATCGACGCGTTCGTTGTGAAGTACGGATCAGGGCAGCCGAAGCTTAAGGATGACCTCCTGGAGCTCGTCGAAAAGGCGATCGCGCACGGCGAGAACAAGGACCAGAACAAGATCGTCGGGATCGCCGGGAAGCTCATCAAGAACTTCATCGGCGGGAAGGACTAATCGTGCGCGAGATCCCCTGGTGGACGCACGCTGCGCTCGGCTTCGGTGTTGCCGTGCTCGTCTGGGCAATCCTCTGCGCGAAAGCACGTAACCGAAAGGGGCGTTCGTGAAGATCTACAAGTGCGATCGGTGCGGCATCTCGTTCGCCGAGAGCGGTCCACTGGATGTTCCGCACGGTCCGACTGCCGATGCTGGAGCTGTCGGCCTGACAAACAAGATGCCGCTGCTGAAGGGAGCTCGAATCGTCATAGCCGAAGTCGACATGTGCGGAGAGTGCGTTCGTGGTCTCTGCCACTGGATGATGTACAGAAAAGACGACGAGCCTCGCGTTGCGCCCAGAACTGAGGAGAAGAAAGCGACATGAAGAAGAAGCAATCTTTGGAAGTGTTTCGCCCGAGAGAGCTCGATCAGGCGAGCTTCAGGTACGGGATCTTCGTCGCCGCCGAGCTCGCCTCGGAGTACGACACCTCCAGCAGCCATCCCTACAAGCTGATGGACTGCATCATGGCGAAGCTGAACATGCTGCCGAAGTCCAGGATCAGGAAGAACAAGAACGCACAGCGGATCAACGATCTGATCAAGGAGCTCGAGACTCGCGTTGCGAGCGTCGAAGGGACGATGAGATTCATCGTGAACGGCGCCCGGCGGAGAGCAACAGTGAAACGATAATGGGTAATGGGCCAAGCAATCTCGATCAAGAGCACAGGGTAAAGCTTGATCTCCTGAAGGATCACTTCAGGGGTGTGTTCATGGTCGTGAAAGAACTACGTCGGTTTGGATATGTGCCGGATCAGCTTGGGAGCGAGGATCTGGCGGTCGCTATCGATAAGTTGTACGCCGAGGTGGAGGCTCGCAATTCGTGACGAACGACTTTGACCGAATCCTCTACGCCGTGGTTTACAAGGGCGAGGATCGAATCGTCCGTATCGACAGCCGAGGGACTCGCCGTCTCGCAATCTACGAAACACGGGCCGATGCCGACGATGATTGCGACAAGCAGCGCGAGGAAGTGATCGAGATTCGGGCTCATAGATCCAGCGGAGGTAAGTAGACCGATGGACAACGAACTGATGCGGCAGTTCCTGATCGTCCTCGCCCAGGGAAAGCGCGGCGAAGAGATCAAGCTCCACGTGGACACCTTGGAAGCTGTCGATCCGAATGCGCGGATCAACTTTCACCGCGACGGCCCGCTGATGGTGATGAGCCTCGAAATCGTGAAGGACGAATGGGGCCGGGTGATCGACCGCTGCGGGCAGGTGAAGTGCCTGAAGTGCGACGTCTACGTGAACTACTGC